CGACCGGCTTGGCCGGAGCGGGCTCGACAAGGTTCGCGGCGAGCATGTCGACCGCCTCGTTGTCGTCCAGCTCCAACTCTTCGCCGATCGCAGGCCACGAGTCTCCGTTGCGAGTGCCGGAGATGGAGACCTTCATGCGGACGCGCAAAGCGACTCTCCTTGCGTGCGTAGGGGGAATGTGCGGAGTGGAGCAAGCGCTGGAGCGCCACCTCGTGATGACGCTCCAGCGCTTGGTCGGATCAGGTAGCCGCGCCCTGGAACACCTTGACCGCGCCAGTCAGGTCGATCAGCGCAGCGTCCGCACGCAGCAGCGCACGGAAGGTGATCAGGTCGGTCTGGAAGGCAAAGTCCTCGGACCGCTCGAAGCGGATCCCGCCAGCCATGCGGACGAAGTACTGGGAAATGTCGCCAAAGATCACGCTCTTGGCGTTGACGGCCGGAGCGGCGACGTTGGGGTCGGTCAGCACAGGCTTGCCCAGCAGCATGTCCGGCGCACCGACCTGCATGCTCGGCTGCCAGAGGTACTGGTTGGTGGTGTCCTTCAGCTTGCGGACGTTCGCGAGCGTGGAGTCCTTGATGATCCAGTAGCAGGACTGGCTCGCGCGGTACGGAGCGATGACCGAGTACTGCAAGTCGATCAAGTTGTCCGCGGTGAAGGCGCCAGCGACACCCGTGCCGCCGGTAACACCCACCGTGGCGTCGGTCACGACACCGCGAGGCTGGGTGGTGCCGGTGCCGGTGACCATGTGCGTGCCGAAAGCGTTGCCCAGCGCACGGCCAGCCTGCATCGCCAGGTAACCCTCAAGGTCCACCCCGGTGTCGGCGAGCAGCTCGCGCGAGACCTGAATGAGCGTGCCGTACTTGAAGGCACCGAGAGTGATCTGACCGAAGGCCGGGTCGGACGCGGTGATCGAGCCAGCCTCAGCGATGATCGCGGCGCTGGAGTGCGCGGTCGTCTTCGGAACCTGGATCGACTCGCCGCTGGAGGTGTTCAGCACGGTCGGGCTGGCCTGCAGGATCGCGCTGGTCTCAATGAGGTGCGCGACCAGTCGGTCGTAGAAGCTGGTCGGCACGGTGTTCTGACCGGCAGCGGCAGTCAGCTTGGACAGAACACGGAAGTCGACCGGACCATCGGGGGTCACGTCGAACGTGCGCGTGGTCTCGCCCATCAGGAACTTGCGCAGGGCAGTGGCCTTGTCGCCACCAGCGCCCTCCGGCTTCGGGCCGGTCTTGGCGTTGCCGACCAGCTTGTCGAACGCAGCATCCTGGTCCTTGCTGCGCTGCTCCTGCTCGATGACGGCACCGATGCGCGCGTCGAGCTTGTCCAGCTCGGCGTTGTACGCATCCCAGGTGCCCTGCTCCTCAGCAGAGAAGGTGCGGTTCTCCTCCGCAGCCTTGTCGGCCAGCGCGCGAGCCTCGTTCCAGACGTTGAGGCGCCGATCGCGCAGACGCTTGGCAATTTCAGACATAGCAGTGCCCTCCAAGGGCTATCGGGGTGATCTCGGAAGGTGCGCACTGCTTGTCTGCTGGCGCGCGGGTGATGTGCACGACTGCTCGTGCGGCGATCGAGCGGCAGATGGTGTCGCCTACCGCGGCTCGTTCGGAGGTGAGTCAGCTGGCGAGGTAGCTGCTGACCGTGAAGGTGAAGCTGGGGGTGGTGCCGGTGATGGCCCAGGCGACGCGGTAGAACGGCGCCTTGATCGGAAAGGTCTTCACCGTGGTCTTGGTGGTGGTGATGGCCGTGAAGGTGTCCGCCGCGGTGTCGTTGTCGGCGAAGTTGGTTCCGTCGTGCGACCACTGCACGGTGAGCGTCATGCTCGGAGTGGTTCCGGAAGCCGCGGTCACGTTGACGAGTAGTGCTAGCTGCCCACCTGCGTCGACCAGCCCGATCGCTCCTGAGTTGCCCGAGGTGGTGCGGGCAGCCGAGGCGACGTTGACGACGGGCGCAGCGAAGCTCACTTGTCAGCCCACGGGTCAGCGCGACGAGCGAGCAGCTGCGCGGCAGCCTGGTGCGGCAGCATGCCTGGCTTGGGAGCAGGCTTACCGGTGTCGGTACGGACAAAGAACTTCTTGAGACCGTCCTCCATCGCCAGGCTGCGAACCTCCTCCGGGCTGGCCTCCATCTTGGTGGCGAGGCTGCGCAGAGCAAGGTCCACGTGATCGAGCGAGCGCTGACCGGCCGTGGTGTCGGGGTAGGCAGGAGTGTTGACCGGAGCGACATCGACCAGCTGACCCGAGAGCAGCGTGCGTAGCGGGAAGCCCTGGTCGGTGAGGGTCCAGTCGTCCTCGTAGGTGCGGAAAGCGAAGCTGCTCTTGCGCACGTCGCCACGTGCCACTAGCTCGGCCACGTCCGCGCGAGCCTGCGGCAGGTCGACCTCGTAGTCCAGCCCGGTGCCGTCGACCGCGAGGCGCAGCGTGCCACCACCCGTAGTGCCGAGCAACATCGAGTCTTCGTGGTTGTAGCGGGCGAGCACGTCAGGCCAGCCACGGGACTTGCTGTCGTTGAAGAAGCCGGGAGCGACCTGCTCCACGAAGCCTCCGAGGTTCTGGGAGAGCCGGTTGAAGACCGCCGCGTATCCACCGATCTTCTTGCCCGATGCACGAAGCTCGACCGGGACCATGGTGAAGCGGCGCTCAGCCGAGTTGATGCTCATGCGTGAGCTTCCTTCCGTTGCATCGTGCTAACCAGCCTTGGTGGGACGCAGCAGCGGAGTCGGCTGCGGTGGAGCGTTGGGGTCGGCCATGGGGTCGGCCGGTGCAGGCTTCGCAGGCTCGGGCAGGTACTCCTTGCCCTGGCCCTTCGGAAGCGGCGGGAGATCCTCTAGCTCGCGGATCTCGTCCAAGTTGTGCAGCCCGATCTCGCGGTCGACCTTGTAGACGTCATGGCGCGTCTTCAGGTCGGTGCGGAACATGGCATCGACGTTGAACCGCACGTACCGGCGCTCCGGCAGGATCCGGAAGAAGGCTTGTTCCAGCCGGACCAGCCAGGGGCGCAGCGTGCTGTTCAGGAAGGCGATGTCCTCCTGCTCGCGCGTGGTGTAAGTCAGCGAGCTACCGCGGTCGCCACCGATCCGCTCCGGGGGGATGCCGTAGATCGCAGCGACCTGCGTGGCGTTCATGCGCATCGCTTCGATGAACTGCGCCTCGGACGGCGGGACCATGATGGGCGTGTAGTCCCAGTCCGAGCCGTAGACCAGCGGCTGGCGCTTGCGCATGCTGGAGACGAGTCGAGCCTTGATGGCGTCGGCATCCTCGACCGGCACGGTGCGCTGGGTGTTCTTGAAGGTGCCGGGCGGGAAGCCACCAGTGGTGAACCACGACTCGCCATACTGCGCCGTCTGGATGCCCGAGTTGATCAGCAGCGCGAACGCAGCGATCGGCGACAGGCCCTTGGTGCAGCCCGGCTGAGTGAATGCGCGGACATGGAAGATCCGCTCGTTGGGCAGCTGCTTGCCATCGAGGTAGTACTCGGCGGTGGTGCGAGTGACACCACTCTTCGGCTCGTCCACGTACATCTTGGCGGTGGGCAGCCACTCGATGCCGGTCGGGTATCCGAAGCCGTCCCAGTCGGTGATGTAGCCGTAAGCATTGCCCTGCAGCGTGAGGCTGGTCATCAGCGCATGCAGCCAGTCGTAGAGCGTGCCCGTGGCCGCAGGCTGGTCGAAGATCGACGGACTGGACAGCTTCTCGCGTGTGCCGTCCGGATTCTTCCGGTACAGCTGCAGCGGCAACGATGCGACCGAGTCGGCCAGGAGCCGAACCGACGCATAGACCGGAGCCAGCGTGAGAGCACTGCCCGCATCGACCGTCGCACCGCCATAGATGCTCGGGCCGACATCAAAGGGAAAGGTGCTAATGGCGCGCTGCTCGGGCCGAGGGTTGCGACCAAGCAGCCGAGCACGGGTGAAGCGAGCCACTACCGCGCTCCTCTCAATGGACGCTCTCCAGCAGGTCGTAGTCGTGGTTCTGTCCGGCATGCCAAGCCGCGCGCTCGAAAGCCATCACTGCGGCTACCGCCAGGTCGATCCGGCGCTGGCTGGACTTGGTCTCCTTGGCGAGACGGCTCCCGCGCTGGTCGACCTTCAGCACGCAGTTGCTCACGTGCCGAGCTAGCCGCACGTCCGCATCGTGCGTCAGAGCGCTGT